GAGATTTCTCTTATGGTAATCTTATTTGGATTTATTAATGTCAAAGTTTCTATCTAATGTTTCTAAGTTTTCTTCTGCGTTTGATAAACTATCTGTCCACTTCTTTACTTCAGTTAGTAAATCAGTATGTTCCCCTATCATTGTAGCATCATTAAATAATAAATCTAAATGTGCTAATGCTTCTGTTCTTTGTGCTTGATAACTATCTTTTGCTGCTTTTATCAATTGATTCATTTTATTTTCCCCATTTTCCGTTTTTTACTACTGTTGCCATAATACCATAATTAGATACATCTAAATATGCATCTTCTATTGGTTCATCTACGGCTGACTCTTTATTACCCATTAATAATGTTTTTAATCTTTGAATTTTATCATTCATTCTAAACCACAATCCAGTCAATGATAACTTTATTTCATCATCTGTTTGTAGCTGTGTTCCAACTGAAATATTACCTGGACCATAATCGTGTTGTTTTCTACAAAACAATTCGTATTGTTCCCTTTGTAATCTTTTAAACTCACCAGTCATTTCAGGCCATTCTTTTTCCATCTGTTCTACAATTGGCTGTTTGGTAACTGTTAAGTCTCTTTCAGTCATTGTTAAATCATTTTCTCGTATGTTACTCATTTACATAACCTCTTTATTGTTTTTTCATCTTTACCATACATTTCTAATATTTCTTTTAATTCAAGCTTATCAATCAATTTAAGATGTTGTTTTACTTCTACTTTACTACACTCAAAATGATGTGTTAATAAACTTAATAACTCTGGATCATATTTCTTATCTTTCTTACCTTTAATATACTTGTTGAATCTTTTACCTTTTGGTAGGATTTCACAATACCATTTATAAACTTCTCTTGGTTCGAGAGTTCCAATAGCCAATTTCTGAAAGTAGTTAACAATCTCGATAAATTCTGGTTCCATTGATAACCAACGATTGATTATGAATGGACTAAATTTCTTTTGTTCATCTACTGTGAAATCGTTCCAATGTTTCTTATGAACTAATATTTGGTTTACCCAATCAAAGATTGTCATTTTTTATCCTTATAATCTGTTTCATAGAATCCACTACCTTTGAATTTTGGTTTGCCTACACTTTTAAATACACGTTTCATCTCTACAATATGATTCTCTAAATCACATTTTTCACATAGAGGTAATTCATCATTCATACCTTGTAATAATTCTTCTTCTTTATTACAAGATGGACATTTGAAAGTGTAGAAAGGCATTATGCTAAATTACTTATATCTGAAAACTCTTTATTAACATGACCACATTTTTCACAAGCAAATACTTGCATCGGAACAATTGTTTCTTGTCCATCTGGTGAAACTAATGCTGACATCTTTCTTAATAAAAGTGTTTGTTTAAATGATGGATTTTCACAAGATTCACATTTAATTTGAGATGTTTTACTAAAGTCAATTTGTTCTTGCATTTGTCCGTTTTTTCCTGGTGTAATCATTTTACATCTCCCTCTGTATCTCTGTTATTGTAACATCTTTTAGTTTCCACTTTGTTTTAGATAAAATTGTATCATCATCATAAGGTGGATTATGTAATGTTATTGTTAAGTCTGGATTGTCTACCCAATCTATATGTTCTATTTTGAATGTTTTACTCATTATTTATCCCTCACTATTGACATTACTTCGTTTACACTCATCAAAATATAAGTTTCACCATCAATAGTATGTTCTGATTTATGTGCATTTTTGTTATATAATATCGTATCACCTTCAGAAACTACAAGTGGAATGATTATTCCTGTTGCAGAATACATACCATCACTAGCAGCCATAACTTTACCTTCCATCAATGCTCCATCCTGTACAGTATCTGGTAAAATAATACCTGATGCTGTTTTTTCTTCTTTATTTTTTTCACTTTCTTTTACAACGATTTTATCGTTTACTGGTTTTAATCTCATTTTAATATCCTCATTATTCTAATTATCAATGACATAAAGTTAATCTCTTTATCAACTACATGTACATCTTGAAATTGTGCTTCTCCTATGTTCATAATACATTCGGCTACCTTACCATTACTATAAGTTTCTACCTCATCATATAATAATCTATATAACTCTGAATAGTCTGTTATAGAATTGTCAGCAATCAATTGTCTTATATCGTTTAGTTTAGAACGACTAGCTAATAATTCAATTAACTTTACTTTGTAGTCATTTTGAATTATTGAACTTGTATCAATCTTTAGTTTACTATCAACGATTTGTCTTTGAGCTGAATTAATAACTCTACGAATATCAGGATAACCTGCAGTTACGATAAGAGCTATATCATCAAGTTCATATGTACAATTCTCTTGATTAAGTATATAAACTAATTGTTGTGCAACTTCTTTCTTCGAAGGTGGTACAACTTTGTATGATTGACATCTTGATTGAATTGGGTCTATTATTCTCTCTACATAATTACAAGTCAATATGAATCGACAATGTCTTGAGAATGTTTCCATTAGGTTTCTCAATGCAGCCTGTGCATTTGGTGTAAGATAATCACACTCGTCAAGTATAATTACTTTCAATGATTTGAAACCTACAGATGAAGCGAATGTTTTGATTTTGTTTCTAACATCATCAACTTTGTTTTCATCAGAAGCATTGATATACATATAATCACAATCTATGTTAGATGTAATAATCTTTGCTAATGTTGTTTTACCAGTACCAGCTCTACCATAAAGAAGTAGATGAGGTACATCTTCTGATTCAAGATATACCTTTACTTTTTCTTTAAGATGCTCGTTACCTACATATGTTGATAAGTCTTTTGGACGATACTTCTCTACCCAAAGACTATGACTTAATCCTGCCATCCATCACCCCTCTTCCAATGTTCAAAACGATGTTTGATTATTTCTACAAATAATCCCCAAAGAGTATCTGCAAAATATTCTCCATCCTTCTGTAATATTAATACATAATTATATTTATTGCAGTCTTGCATTAATCAACATCCTGCATTGCAACTACATAATATGTAGAATCATAGTCATCAATTTTGAAGTTTACTTTAGCTAATCCCTCAGTAGAAACTTCAAGAATTGCTGATGAACATTCACGATTTGCAACTAATACTTCTTTGAAAAGATTAGCATTAAATGTGATTGGTTCAGAAACATCACAAGATGTAGACTCAACAGGAATATTAACACGATTTGTATTTGTTGATGAATAACCAATTACAACTTGACAACCACTATCTGTTTTAACAACAGTGAATGTGTCAACACCACTTAAAGCACCTTTACCTTTGATAAAAGTATCAATGAAACTTCTGTCAAGTTTGATTTGTGTTCCAAACTCTGGAAGTCTTTTCATTGCTGGTGGTTCTGATATAACTGATAAGTCACTTAGTACATAATCTACAGAAACAGGACCATTCTTTATTTTAAGTGAAACTGCTTTATCACCAAACTTTGTTAAGTCTAATGATACATCATCACCTAACACACCAATCAAACTTTTTAATTGGTCGGTTTGATAAACACCAATTTCAGCTTCATCAAAAGGAAACTTATCAACTTTTACACTACCTAATAAAGACTTATCAGGTGTAACAAATGAAGTTGATATAGAATCACCAGTTGATTTCCACTTTACTGAATTTACATTTCCACCCAAATTATACTTTGAGATGAATTTGTCTAACTTACTTTTTTGCATCTTACTTCTCCTATGTTAAAGATATTATAATATACGAAACTTATTGCATATAAGTCAAGCATTATTTAAAAAAATCTTTCTAATGTGTTTATTTTATCTACAGGCATATCCCAATTCAATGCCTCATAGAACATTCTGATTTTCTTTTCCAATGCTCTTTCAAACAATTTGTCGTAATCTATGTTTTCCTTAATGAAATCCATAATCTCTTTTGGGTCATCATAACCTTTGAAACCAATTTGTTGTACATTCATTGTATTTGGTTTTAGGTATACCCATTTAATCTTTTCTGATGACTTAATCTTCTCGAAGTTATTTAAACCCCAATACTTTAATAAGTCGTTATAAATCCAAGCAGCCTTCACATGAACAGGTGTTCCTTTTCTCATAGTCGTGAATACAGCACCTCTTGGTGTTGGAGCTTTAAACTTGGTTAATTTTCTAACACCTGTTGGAAGAGAGATGTCTTGTATATCTGTCTTCTTCATTTCTTTCTTAAACTTTAATATATCCTCATCAATAGAATCCTTATCAACACGACCCAAAATATCTTTCAATACACCAGTCATAAGTTTTCTCATAGCTGGTGGGAATGAACTACGAACAATATCTAAACCCTTAACATCAAGTCTATCACAAGGAATACCACCATCGTTAATAATCCATTGTCCATATCTCTTCTTAGTAACCCAAAAGGCTGACTTAGCAACACACTCCTGTTTGATGTCAAATCTATGCTCATCTATGTTTAGAAACTTTTTAGCAAATAAGTCATAAGATTTATTGATATAATCTTGAACAATACCTGCTGTTTCTAATATCTTCTCCGTCATAAATTTGTCATCTGTTAAGTCAGCGTTTGGAAAATCTTTCTTAACCAATGGGATAGCTGAATAGAAAACTGAATCTGTATCAGTATAGATACAATAGTCTTCTTTATCTCCAAGTTTGGTATTATAGTAACTATTAGCAATCTTCTCTGTGAATTTTATTAACTCTTGTCCAGTCACAGTTGTAGCCTCAGCATTATCAATATCATAGAATCTAAATACAGGTAATCCTAATACACCATAGAGTGAATTTAGTACAATCTTTTGTACATGCTGTCTTCTCTTGAAGTAAGCACTTTGTTCAACATCACCCTCATCACTATACTTCTTCATTAATCTTTTGTATTCAACCCTCTCATCAAACCATTTGGAAAGTATTGAAGGTATCAAACCTTTTTTATCATTACGATATAAGATACCATTTGAAGATATAGATACTTTGTTCTTATCAAACATTTGTTTTAATTCATCTTGATTCATATGGCCTTGTTCTTTACCATTTCTCTCAAGTGAATAAGTTTTTGGTACACCTTTAATAAACTCTTT